AGGGAAACAGCCGCACGGTGCCGGCTCTAAATTCCATCAAGCTGCCGCTTCGTGACGGTGACGTAGAGCGCCCGGATGATGAAGCCTATGCCAACAGTTACTTTATCAATGCCAACTCGGCCACAGCGCCTGGTATTGTCGATAGCGATGTGAATCCCATTCTCGACCGTTCGGAAGTCTACAGCGGTGTGTATGGCAGGGCATCCATCACCTTCTATGTCTTCAACTCGAACGGCAATCGCGGCATCGCCTGCGGTCTTAACAATCTTCAGAAAATCCGTGACGGCAAGCCACTCGGAAGCCGTGCCAGCGCTGAGTCCGACTTCGGCGACCTGACCGATGACGATGACTTCTTGTCGTAAGGAGGCAGGCCGATGTTTGCAGAGCTTTTCAAGGAAGTGTACATCGCCTTCAATGCCTTCATCTTAGGCGGACTTGCGGCCTTCCTGCCATTCTACGCCGTTTATCAGTTCGGCAAGGCTGTCTGGAAGCGAGTCAAAGAACAGCAAGAGTAACTGCCGGGGGCGGGGTCAAAAGCCTCGCCCCTTGCTTTAAGAGGTGCATATGAAATACATATCCTTAGACATTGAAACTTTTTCTTCAGAGAACCTAAGTAAAGCGGGTGTCTACCGCTACGTCGAAGCTCCCGATTTTGATATTCTCCTCATTTCCTATGCTGTAGATGGTGGCGAAGTGCAGACGATTGACCTTGCCAATGGTGAGTCGGTGCCGATAGACCTTATCTCCGCCTTTCTCTCGGACGATGTGATCAAGTGGGCTTTTAACGCTCAATTTGAACGAATCTGCCTGTCCGAGTGGCTGAAACGAAAGGGCTATGTTTTGGAGCGAACCGTGCCCTTTGGCCATGAGTCGGAATACCTGAACTACCTTGACCCGGGAAGCTGGCGCTGTTCCATGGTTTGGTCGGCCTATCTGGGGCTTCCGCTCTCCCTGGAACAGGCCGGCTCGGTCTTAGGTCTCGACAAGCAGAAGCTGAAAGAAGGCAAAGACCTCATCCGCTACTTCTCCATGCCCTGTAACCCGACCAAAACAAACGGCGGCAGGACGAGAAATCTGCCGGAGCACGATCCGGAGAAATGGCAGCTCTATAAAGCCTATAACAAACGGGACGTGGAAACGGAGATGGCGATACAGGAAAGGCTCGAGAGCTTTCCCATGCCGGATATGGAATGGGATAACTACCACCGAGACCAGCAAATCAATGATCTCGGCATTTTGATTGATAAGGAACTGGCGGAGCAGGCCATTCGCATGGACAAGGAAGTACGGGCACACGCCCTGCAAAAACTCCGAAGATTAACAGGCTTGGAAAACCCCAACTCCGTTATGCAGCTGAAAGACTGGTTAGCTGGTCAGGGTATCGAGACTGAATCCCTCGATAAAAAGGCGGTCAGGAAGCTTCTGGAGACCGCTTCAGGCAAAGTGAAAGCTACCCTCGAAACAAGGCAGGAGCTTGCCAAGTCCAGCGTTAGGAAGTATCAGGCCATGAGGGACTGCGTTTGCCTCGATGGCAGAGCGAGAGGCCTCTTTCAGTTTTACGGTGCAAACCGTACCGGACGCTTTTCCGGCCGTTTGATTCAATTACAGAACCTGCCCAGAAACAAGATGGATCATCTGGAGGAAGCGAGAACGCTCGTTAGGCAAGGCGACCTTGATGCTCTGGAAGTCCTCCTTGATTCTGTCCCTCAGGTCTTATCGGAACTCATCCGCACTGCCTTTGTGCCAAAGGTGGGGCGTATCTTTCTTGTTGCCGACTACTCCGCCATCGAAGCAAGGGTGCTGGCCTGGCTCGCTGGAGAAAGCTGGCGCATGAAGCTCTTTGCTGAGGGTGGCGACATCTACTGCCAATCGGCCAGCGAGATGTTCAGCGTGCCGGTTGTCAAACACGGTGTAAATGGTGATCTAAGACAGAAAGGCAAGATATCCGAACTCGCCTGTGGCTATGGCGGCTCGGTCGGTGCCCTCAAAGCGATGGGTGCACTGGAGATGGGCTTAACGGAAGAGGAGCTGCCTGGACTTGTTCAGTCCTGGCGAAACTCCAATCCCAAAATTGTCCGTTTCTGGTGGGATGTGGACAGCGCCGCCAAGACAGCCATCAAAGAACGACGAAAAACTGAGGTTCAGGGCATTGGCTTTCGTTATCAAAGCGGGATGCTCATCATCACGCTTCCTTCCGGTAGAGAGCTTTTCTATGTCAAGCCCCGCATCGGCGAGAACCGCTTCGGCGGTGAATCCATTACCTATGAAGGTGTCGGAACGGGGCGACGCTGGGAGCGTCAGGAAACCTACGGGGCAAAGCTCGTGGAAAATATCGTCCAGGCCATTTCCAGAGACATCCTCTGCTCAGCCCTTCAAACCTTCAAGTATTCCGACATCGTCATGCATGTCCATGATGAGATCGTCATTGAAGCCGATTCCCGTATGTCGGTTGAAGTGGTCTGCAGACAGATGAGCCGAACACCAGAATGGGCTTCCGGATTAAAGCTTGATGCCGACGGCTTCACCTGCAACTTCTATCAGAAAGATTAATTGCCCAAAATCACCGGTTCTGTCCAAGGGGAAAGTGAAGGGAGTCCCTCCCTTACATCAAACCTTGGAGGAACCTATTATGTTTTACACCAAACAGCCTGTCGGAGATGACAGCGAGTTCATCACCTACATCACAGACGAAAACGTCTACAACACCTGTCCCCGCTGCGGATCAGAAGTACCCGTAAACCTGGCCGATGTGCTTCGTGACGAGGACAGCGATTTATACGGCACGACCGTCTACTGTGACAAATGTGCCCAAGCGTGGCTGCAAGAGAAGCTCGGCGGTGCGAAATGAACGAGCAAGAACGTGAAGCTATTGTTTTACGCAGGGAGCGTGGTGAATCCATCAGTACAATTGCAAAAGCACTGGGTTTGAACTACAACACCGTGAAGTCGTTCTGCCAGAGACAAAATATCTCTATTCAGAACGACAACGCAGGTGTATGTGAAAACTGCGGTAAAGCACTACCCATCTATCAAGGAGGAAGACGGAGACGCTTTTGTTCGGATGAGTGCCGTTATAGTTTTTGGAGCAAACGGGAGAAGTCCTATCAGAAAGAACATATCTGTCCGACCTGCGGTGTGACCTTTAAAGCAAGATCAAACCGCAAGTACTGCTCCCACGCTTGCTATATCAAAGACCGCTTCCGGGGTACTCGAAATGAATGAACCTTGGAAACAAGAAGCAGATTATCAACTAACAGATGGCATTCTGAGGGCTTTGCTTAAAAAGGGACTTCTTACCGTCTCGGAATACAGGCGCTGCGTGCGTGAAATTCGTGAAGAAATCAAGCCTCCCGTTACGCTTCTTTGCAGTGATCAGAAGGTCTTAAATAGCTGGATACGAACCCGCTAAAAACGCTGAAAAGCCTTGATATAAGTGCGTTTACGAGCAAACATGTGATGGAAAGGAGACGCTGAAATGGACGTTACAAAAATCCCGGCTAAGCTGCCGGGAAACATAGAAAAAGAAAAGGTTGCGGCTTATGCCAGAGTCTCGACCAAGAGCGACGCTCAACTTCATTCATTGGATGCTCAGATTGATTACTATAGAAAAAAGATCAATGCACATGCTGACTGGAGTTTTGTCGGTGTCTTTGTCGATGATGGTCTCACAGGCACAAGAAGTGATCGCCCCGGACTTGAAGACCTTATGGACAATTGTCGTAGAAAAAAGATTGACCTTGTCCTGACCAAATCGATCTCACGCTTTGCCCGAAATACCGTAGACCTTCTGGCCATAATCAGGGAACTAAAAGAACTTGGGATTGCTGTATTCTTCGAGCGAGAGAAAATCAACACTCTGACTGCCGACGGAGAACTGATGCTGACGCTCCTTGCATCTTTTGCCCAAGAGGAGAGCCGCTCCATGAGTCTTAATAAACGATGGAGCATTCACAGGCAATTTACTGAAGGCGAGCTGGCAGGCATGGCTCATCTCTACGGCTATGATGTTGTCAATGGAGAATTAATTGTAAACGAGCATG